GGGCGACTCGGTCACCTTCGATACCCCGCTGGTCCATTACACCGGCCGCCACACCACGGACGACCTGCTCACCTACGGCAACGGCCTGGCCGGTACCGGCGGCAGCCATGGCAACACCATCACCGGCGATTTCAACCACACCAATGGCAGCATGACCAGCAACGGCGTCACCCTGCACACCCATACGCACAACGGCGTCCAGCCGGGCGGCGGCAATACCGGAGGGCCGAACGCATCATGATCGACCGCAGCACCGGCCTCCCGATCGACGAAGACGCCCACATCCGGCAATCCGTCCGCGACATCCTGACCACGCCGGTCGGCAGCCGCATCGAGCGCCGTGACTACGGCTCGCTCCTGCCGGACCTCATCGACCATCCCGGCAACGCGGCCAACCGCCTGCGCCTCTCCGCCGCCACGATCATGGCCATCCTGCGCTGGGAGCCGCGCCTCCGCCCCACCAGCACCGGCATCACCCTCGGCATCGACGGCAAGGTCGAAATCGAGCTCAACGCCGTCAAGCGCACCGGCCCGGCCGCCGGCCAGAACATCAACTTCACGATCCCTGTATGAGCACCGTCGACCTCGCCTCCCTCCCCGCGCCGGAAGTCATCCAGGCGCTGTCCTTCGAAGCCATCCTGGAGCAGATCGTTGCCGACTACGTGACGCGCTATCCGGATGCGGTGGATAGCATCCAGCTTGAATCTGACCCCGTTCGCAAATTGCTCGAAACCGTCGCCTACCGCGAGCTTGCCCTGCGCGCCCGCTACAACGACGAAGCCCGCGCCCTGCTGCTGGCGTTTTCGACGGGGAGCGACCTTGACCACATCGGCGCCACCTACTACCAAGAGCACCGTCTGGTCATCACGCCGGAAAACCTGTCTGCTTCGCCGCCCGTCGCCGCAGTCCTTGAGTCGGACAGCGACTACCGTCAGCGCCTTGCCCTCAAGCCAGAAAGCTGGTCCGTCGCCGGCCCGACCAACGCTTACAAGTGGCACGCCATCAGCACCGATGGCGCGATCAAGGATGCATCGGTCACCTGCCCTCAAGGCGGTACGACGCAGGTGTATATCCTCAACCGTAGCGGCAACGGCACGCCCACCGCCGGCCAACTGCAAGCCGTCCGCGACAAGCTGAACAGCGACGACATCCGCCCGCTGTCAGAAGAGGTGCTGGTCAGCGCCCCCACAATCGTCAATTACAGCCTGGATGTCGCCCTGACCCTCTACCCCGGCCCATCCACGGAAATCGTGACGGCAGCAGTGCAGTCTGCCCTCGCCAGCTTTGCGACCACCCGTCACATGCTGGACGCGGATATCATCCGCTCCGCCATCGACGCCGCCGCACACGTCTCCGGTGTCAAGAAAGTCACAATCAATGCCCCGGCCGCCGATGTCGTGTGCGGCAAGCACCAGGCACCGTTCTGCACCGGCATTTCAATCGCCATCGCCGGGATCGAGTCATGAGCGATCTCGCCACGCTCGACCTCGATTTTCTGACCGGAACGTACCGCGTCATTCCGTACGTCGAGACGCAAAACTTCCCGAGCCTACTGCCCCCATCCAGCACAGCACTGGAGCGCATCATCGAGCAGTCAGGCGCCGCCGCCATCGCGAACATCCCGGCCGTCATCACATCAATCTGGAATGCAGACACCTGCCCGTCACCACTGCTCCCCTACCTCGCCTGGGCGCTCTCGATCGACGAATGGGACAACAAGTGGTCCGATGACAAAAAGCGCCAGATCATCAAGGAAAGCCGCGAGATTCACGCCAGAAAAGGCACCATCGGCGCGGTCAAGCGCGCCCTGGCATCCATCGGGCAGGCTGACGCCTCTGTGCTTGAGCGTGGCGACTACGTCCTGCGAAATGGCACAAAACTGCGAAACGGCACACACACACGGCGCGGCGCAGGCGGATGGGCAACCTACCGCGTCATCCTCCGCCAGGCTGTCACCATCGACCAGGCAAAGCAGATCAAGCGCCTGCTGGCCGCCGCCCAGCGCAACTGCATCGTCCTGACCGCAGTCGACTTTCGCAAATCCACATTCAGTCGCAACGGCACGTTGCGACGCAACGGCGCCTACACGCGCGGCGTCGTCAATACCACCCTTTACTAGGAGCCCGCAGCATGGCGAACTTGACCGAAAACACCACCTGGGAACCGGGCATCTACCAGCTCGAAGAAACCGATGTCGTACAAGGCGGCGCCAACGGCATCGATAACCTGCAAGCCAAGCAACTCGCGGCCCGCACGCAATACCTGAAGCAGCAGCTCGATACCATGTCGTCCGGCAAGCTGGACAAGTCGTCAAAGGCATCGCAGGGGCAAGCCGAGGCAGGTACCGACAACGAAACCTGGATGACGCCGCTGCGTGTCTATCAGGCCATCGTGGCGCTGGCCAACATTTCCAGCGCCACGGAAACCTACGCCGGTAAAGTCGAGCTCGCTACAGCCGCCGAAACACTGAGCGGCATCGATACCACCCGTGCCTGCCACCCCGCTGGTGTCAAATCCGCCATCCAGGCGGCCATCACGAGCCTGATCAATGCATCGCCCGCCGCCATGGACACGCTTGCCGAGCTGGCGACCGCGCTGGGCAATGACCCCAACTTCGCGACCACCATCACCAATGCGCTGGCTCAGAAGGCAGCCCTGGCCGTCGCGCAGACCTTCACCAAGGCACAGCGCGGCGCAGTCTCTGCTTTGGTCGACAACGGCACCATCGCAGTTGATCTCAGCCTGGCCAACAATTTCTCCGTCACCATTGCCGGCGCACGCGTGCTCGGCACGCCGAGCAATGTCGAGGCGGGTCAGTCCGGCGTGATCGCCGTCAAGCAGGACGCCACCGGCGGGCGCACCCTGGCCTTTGCTGCCAACTGGAAATTTGCCAACGGCCAGGCGCCGGCACTGACCACCACGGCCAACGCGACGGACTACATCGCCTACTACGCCGAAACCAGCACGCGGATCTACGCTGCGCTCGTGAAGGATGTGAAGTAATGATCGCCCCGGGATCAGCCACCGCCGTCATGCTCGCATCCGGACTACGGATGGCGCTCGTTGTTTCGGCCAGCACGACCAACTACAACCTCAAGTCAGCCGCCATTGCCGCGGGGTGGGATGGTGTCACGCCGCTGGAGCTGACATGCACTGTCGCCGCCGGCGTGGTCATCGGGTCATCAAGTACAGGCAATGCCGCGTTTGATACCGGTAGTGGCTGGCCAAGCGGATCAATCCTCAAGCTGATCAACAACGGCTACATCGTCGGCAAAGGCGGCAATGGCGGCGGTAGTGCCGGCAAGCACAGCCCATCAAGCGACGCCTATCACTATGCAGAATCCGGACAGCCGGGCGGACCGGCCCTGCTCGTACAAAATGCGATCACCGTTGAAAACAATGGCGTGATTGGTGGCGGCGGTGGCGGTGGCGGTGGCGGCGGGTCAGAGTCGCTCTATAGCTGGTCGAACAATGGCGGCGGTGGCGGCGGCGGTGCTGGTTACACCCCGGGCAGCGGCGGCGTGAACCTGCAATGGGATGGGACGGTAACGGCTGGCAACGGCAGCACAGGAGGTCTGACGAATGGCGGCCCCGGCGGCCCCGGTGGCTCATCCAATCCGGGGAATACCGGTGGCAACGGCGGCGGCCTCGGACAATCTGGCGGCAGCGGCACAGGTAGCTACGCGGCGGGCGGTGCATCCCCAGGACCGGCCACCATTGGCAATGCCTATATCACCTGGGCGGCGATCGGTTCGCGCCTCGGCTCTCTCACCTAAAAAGGAATCCCCATGTTCTACATTCAGGAAACCGACACCTATCTCCCGCTGGGCAAAGCGTTTTCGTTGCGCGGTATTCAGTACCCGTCAAACTGGCTCGATCTTGCATCGCCGGAAGAAATGGCCGCAATCGGGATTGCGCCGGTCATTCAATCCGGAGAGCGCCCCAACCCGCTGTTTTTTGATGTCACGGAGAGCCTTGAAGGCGGGGTCAATATCCTCCACAGCACGCGGCGCGAACTGCCGGTGATCAAAAACGACTTGGCCGCCAAAATCGCCAGCCGTCGTTACGAAGCGGAAACCGCCGGCATCATCCATTGCGGCACACGCATCAGCACATCGCGGGAATCGCAGGCCCAAATCATCAACTCCCTGGCAAACCTGACCCGCAACCCGTCCGGAACGATCAACTTCAAAGGACGCGACGCCTGGCTCACGCTCGACCTCGCCGGCATGACGGCACTTGCAGACGCCGTCGACCGCCACGTGCAGGCGTGCTTTGCAGCCGAGCGTCAACTGCTGGATGCACTGGCTGAAGTATCCAGCTTCGAGGCGCTCATGACCTTCTCTCCAGAGATTTCCCCACTGCTGGCAGTATCCTGAAATAACACACCCGCCAGCGCGTGACCCACGCGCGCGCGGGCTGCACCATGGGTGGCACCTACCTCATGAGGAGCCACCCATGCCCGCTGATTACCATCACGGCGTACGCGTCTTTGAACTGACGTCCGGCCGCCGCCCCATCCGCACCATCGAAACTGCCGTCATCGGCATTGTCGCCACGGCCACCGATGCCGACGCAGCAACCTTCCCGCTGGACACCGCCGTCCTGCTCACCGACATCAATTTCGCCATCGGCAAGGCCGGCACCAACGGCACGCTGTCCAAGGCACTGACCGCCATCGCAGACCACGGCAGCCCCGCTGTCATCGTTGTTCGTGTAGCGCCGGGTGCTGATGCCAATGCCACCAACACCGCAGTGATCGGCACCGTGAATGCCTCTGGCCAATTCACCGGCATGCAGGCGCTGCTGACCGCGCAGGCCAAGTTCGGCATCCGCCCGCGTATTCTCGGTTGCCCGGGTCTGGATACGCTGCCGGTGGCAACCGCCCTTGTCGCGCTGGCCAAGAAGCTGCGCGGCTTTGCCTACATCTCCGCTGTCGGTGCCACCAAGGAAGCCGCGGTCACCTACGGGCAGAACTTCGGCGACCGCGAGGTCATGACAATCTGGCCGGACTTCATGGCATGGGACAGCGTGGCCAGCACCACCGCTGCCGCCAGTGCAGTCGCCCGCGCACTCGGCCTGCGCGCCCAGATCGACGAAGAGATCGGCTGGCACAAGACCCTCTCCAACGTCCCCGTGCAGGGCGTCACCGGCATCAGCAAGGATGTCTGGTTTGACCTGCAGGACCCGAGCACCGACGCCGGCTTCCTGAACGCTGCCAACATCACCACGCTGGTCCGCCGTGACGGCTACCGCTTCTGGGGTTCCAGAACCCGCTCGGCAGACCCGCTCTTCGCCTTCGAAAACTACACCCGCACCGCCCAGGTGCTGATGGACACGATGGCCGAGGCGCATTTCTGGGCCGTGGATAAGCCGCTGCATGCCTCGCTGGTCAAGGACATCATCGAAGGCGTGAATGCGAAGTTCCGCGAACTCAAAGCCAACGGCTACATCATCGACGGCAGCGCCTGGTACGACCCGTCCGCCAACGATGCCGTCACACTCAAGGCCGGCAAGCTGTACATCGACTACGACTACACCCCGGTCCCCCCGCTCGAAAACCTGATGTTCCGCCAGCGCATCACCGATCGCTACCTGGCCGACTTCGCTTCCCGCATCGCGGCATAAGGAGCCCACCATGGCACTCCCCTCCCTCCTCAAGCACTTCAACCTCTTCGACGGCGGCTACAGCCTGATGGGCATTGCCGAAGAGATCGACCTGCCCAAGCTGGCCCGCAAGTTCGAAGAATTCCAGGGCGCCGGCATGCCGGTCCCGGTCGACATCGACATGGGCGGCGAAAAGATCGAATTCGACTGGACCTGTCACGGCATGGTCTTCGACGTCATCAAGCAGTACGGCACGGCCAAGGTCGGCGGCGTGCAGCTGCGCTTTGCCGGCGCCTACCAGCGCGAAGACACCGGCGACGTGCAAGCCGTTGAAGTCGTCGTCCGTGGCCGCCACAAGGAGATCGACTTCGGCAAGGCCAAGATCGGCGACAAGACCCAGACCAAGGTCAAGACCACCTGCGCCTACTACAAGCTGACGGTCGACGGCCAGGTGATGGTCGAAATCGACGCGCTCGCCATGATCTTCACCGTCAATGGTGTCGACATGCTGGAGAAACAACGCAAGGCCGTTGGCCTGGCATAAGCCACACCAAGGATGTCGCCCTCACCGATGAGGGTGACATCCACCCAAGGAGACCCCGATATGCACACCACCACCACCACCATCACCCTCAACACCCCAATCAAGCGCGGCGAAAGCGAGATTGCCCGCATTACCCTCCACAAGCCCAAGGCGGGCCAGTTGCGCGGCGTAAGCCTGCGCGAAGCCCTGGAGATGAACACGGACGCCATCGTCACCGTCATCCCGCGTATTTCAGACCCGCAGCTCACGGCGCAAGAAATGCAGCAGGTTGATACGCCGGACTTGCTCACCATGGGGGCCGCCCTCGCAAATTTCTTGTTGCCGCCGCAGTTGGTCGCGGAAGCGGCGGCGCAGATCTCGAACTCCCAGACCGAGTAGAAGATTTCATGGCCGATATCGCTGTCGTCTTTCATTGGGACTTATCCAGTCTTTCGGTGCTCGAACTGGATGAACTCATTGAATGGCGGCAGCGGGCCACCCAACGCGCAGAGCCTGAGCAATGAGCCAAAACCTCGAACTCAAAGTCATCTTTGCCGCGGTCGACAAATTCGTCCGCCCGGTCAAGCACATCACCAGCACGGCGACCGAGGCCGCCAAGGCCCTGCGCGACAACACGGCACGCATGAAGGAGCTCAACCGCACCGTTGAGCAGATCGACGCCTTCAAAAAGCTGGAGAAAGACGCGGCCATCACCGCCAACACTTTCGCCAAAAACCAGCGCGCCCTGGTCGAACTGAAGGAAAAAATTGCCCAGGTGGGCGTCCCGACCAAGGCCATGTCCGCCGAGCTGCAAACCCTCTCCCGCCGCTCGGATGAACTCAAGGCCAAGCACGAATCCCTGACCGCAGCAGAGCAAAAGCTGTGGGAAAAACTCAAGGCATCCGGGATCGACACGCGCAACCTCGCCGAGCAGCGGCGCAACCTCGCCAGCGCCAGCGCAGAAGCCGCCAACGCAAGCCATCGGCTCTCCAGCGCACTGGAGGCTGAAAACCAGAAGATGAAGCGCCTGCGCGCCGCCCAGGCAGACCTCGCAAAGGCCAAGGAGCGCGCCGGCAACATCGCCACCACGGGCGCCGCCATTGCCGCGGGCGGTGCCGCCCTGGGCGTCCCGGTGGCAAAAGCCACCAAGGATTTCGCAGACTTCGAAACCGCAATGCTCGGCGTGGCCCGCCAGATGGACGGCGCCCGCGACGACGCCGGCAAAGTCACCAAGACGTACTGGGAGATGGCAGACGCCATCCAGGGTATGTCCGAGCGCCTGCCCGGTACCGCCAACGACATCGCCAAGATCGTCGAAGGCGGGGCGCGCATGGGCATTCAGGGCAAAGAAAACCTCCTGATCTACGCCGAGACCACCGCCGTCATGGCCAAGGCCTTCGACCTGCCCGTCGATCAGATCGGCGAAGACATCGGCAAGCTCTCGCAGCTCTACAATGTCCCCATCAAGGACATTCGCCAGCTGGGCGATACCATCAACTGGCTGGACGACCAGGCACTGGCCAAGGGCGGCGACATCATCGACGTCATGAAGCGCATCGCCGGTACCGCAGACATGGCGAACATGTCCTTCCGCGAAGCCGCAGCCCTCGGCTCCACCTTCCTCTCGCTTGGCGCCACCAACGAAGTCGCCGCCAGCGCCTCCAACGCCATGATCCGCGAACTCTCGATCGCCACGATGCAGAGCAAGCGCTTCCAGGGTGGCATGGCCATGCTGGGGCTATCCAGCAAGGACGTGCAGGCCGGCATGAGCAAAGATGCCACCGGCACCATCATCCGCGTGCTGGAAAAGATCAAGGCACTGGCCGGCGACAAGCAACTGGAAGCCGCCACCCGGATTTTCGGGAAGGAGTTTGGCGACGACGCCGCCAAGCTGGCCAGCAACCTGGAGGAATACCGCCGCCAGCTGCAGCTTGTGAAGGATCAGAAAGCCTTCGGCTCCATGCAGCGCGAAGCCGACGCCTGGGGCGACACGCTGAACGCGCGGATCGAGAAGGCACAAGCCTCCTTCACCAACCTATCAAGCGACCTGGGCAAGCACTACAAGCCCGCCGTGGCTGAAGCCATGGAGAAGACGCTGGGCGTGGTCCAGGCCGTGCGCGACTGGTCCGCAGAGAATCCGGCGCTCTCCGGCGGCATCATGACCACAGTCAAGTGGATCGCCGCCGCAGTATCCATCATCGGCGTGCTGGCCATCGCTGCCGGCGCCATCCTTGTCCCGCTTGCTGCGCTCAAGTTCTCGATGGTCACCCTGGGCCTGTCTGGCGCAGGGGCATTCGGCATGATCGCAGGCGGCATCCGCGCCGTGACGCTGGCCATGATGGGCAACCCTGTCCTGCTCGCCGTGACCGGTCTCGCCACCGCCGGACTGCTGATCTACCAGAACTGGGACAAGGTGAAATCCCTATTTGCCACGATGTTCGACGGCATCCTCGTCAAGATCAACCGGCTGAAGGAAAACCTGCGCGTCCTGCTTCCCGGCGTCTTCGGCGACCTCAAAGACTCCCCAACCCGGGGCGGCACCACCGCAACCATCGCCGCCTCGCCCATCCTGCGGCAAGCCAGCGCCGCAGCAGGCAACGTCTATCAGATCAGCGTCAGCACCCAACCGGGCGCGAACAACCAGGATCTGGCAAGGCAAATCCGTGAAGAAATGGAACGGATGGACCGCGCAAAAGCCGCCCGCGGCCGCAGCAGCCTGCGCGACAAGGAGTAATCGATGTACGGCATCCCCCAAATCCACATGCTGATGGCCCTCGGCCTCTTTGTCTTTGGCATGAAGACCGTGCCGTATCAAACCCTGCAGCGTCAGGTCACCTGGCGGCACCCGAGCAACAGCCGGGTGCTGGCGCGTCCGTCCAGCCAGTTTGTCGGCCGGGGCGACGAGATCATCACGCTGTCGGGCGTGCTCTACCCTGAAGTCACAGGCGGCAAGATCAGCCTGGCCGCGCTTGAAGCCATGGCCGATGAAGGCCGCGCCTGGCCGTTGATCGAAGGCACCGGCTGGTATTACGGGCTGTTTGTGGTCGAAGAACTGGCCACCACGGCGCAGGCCTTCTTCCCGGATGGCGCGGCACGCAAGATCGAATTCACGATCAAGCTCAAGCGCACGGACGACGAGCCCAGCCTGCTCGGCACCGCCGCCAAGTCCCTGCTTGCGCTACTGGACCTCAAATGATCAACCCGCTCTCTGCCCTTGGCGCCAAGCCGCACCCGCGCATTGCCTACCGCGTGCTGGTCGACGGCAAAGACATCAGCCCGGCGCTCGCCAAGCGCCTGATGTCGCTCACGCACACCGACAACCGCGGCTTCGAAGCCGACACCGTGGATCTGGACCTCGATGACAGCGACGGCGCGCTCGATCTCCCGGCGCGCGGGGCCGTGCTTGAACTCGAGGTCGGATGGGAGGCGGACGGCTTGGTCAAGAAGGGCAGCTACACGGTGACCGAGATCGCCCACGCAGGCGCGCCAGATGTGCTCTCGATCCGCGCCGCGTCCATGGACCTCTCCGCCGGTCTGACCACCCAGCGCGACCGCTCCTGGCACATGACCACCGTCGGCGCCATCGTGGAGACCATCGCCGAAGAAAACGGCCTGACCCCGCTCGTCAATCGCAATCTGGCCGCCGAAGGCATCGTCCATCAAGACCAGACCAACGAGTCCAACGCCAATTTCCTCACCCGCCTCGGGCAGATGTTCGACGCCATTGCCACCGTCAAGGATGGCCGGCTCATGTTCATCCCCGCCGGCGGCGGCATCACCGCCAGCGGCAAGCACATTCCGCCGATCAAGATCGCGCGCCAGGATGGCGACCGCCACCAGTTTTTAATCACCGACCGCCAGACCTACAAGGCAGTGCGCGCCCTGTATCACGACACCGACCAGGCCGTTAAAGGCGAGGTCACCTGGGGCGATGAAGAAAACGCGGCAGAAACCGGAAAGCGCACCAAGCCAACCAGCACGCCAACGGTGGGGCAATACAAGCCGCTGTCCAGCACCTACCCCACCCGCGCCAAGGCCCTGCGCGCCGCCCGTATTGAGTGGCAACGCATGCAGGCCAACCGCACCCTGCGCGCCGCCTACGTGGGCGTGCGCGCAAAGTACAACGACCGCAACCTCTCCGTCAGCGGCGAAGTCACCTACGGCGAGGCCGACGAGCAAACCAAGAAGAACGCCGCCCAAAAGCGAGCAGAAAAAGACGCAGACAAATTCGCCGCACCGCCCACGGCCTTCGACCGCACCGGCGACAACATCAAGACGCTGCGCCACGTCTATTCCAGCCGCGCCAACGCCCTGCGCGCCGCCCGGGCAGAATGGCGCCGACTGCAGCGCGGCGTGGCCTCATTCATCATCCAGAAAGCCATCGGCCTCCCGGACCTCTTCCCGGAAACCCCCTGCACCGTCAGCGGATTCAAGCCGCAGATCGACAGCACAGACTGGATCGTCACCCGCGTCATCAACACCATTTCCGGCGACGGCGGCTACAGCCAGCGGATCGAGCTGGAGATCAAGGCGACGGAAGTGCGGGACTAGCCACTCAACTAAGATGCGGATTGGATTTTCTCAATGTATGCTGAACGGGTTTTTAATGCTCGACTTTAGCCATGAAAATCCAACCAACCAATCTTCCAACGACTATCAACAAACTAGAGTTGGCGGGTCAACTGCTCGTTGAAGCGGTAACAACATACAGATCAGGAGAACGCAACGTTGATTTCGCAAAAAGTATTTTGATGGCTGGAGCTGTGGTTGAGATCGTTTCACCATTGCTCAAAGAGCACGATATTCGATCCCACCAAATCAAGCTCGCCGCACTTGCAAAGGAAGTGGACGAAAAATCAGACGTAAGCAAATCCATGATTTTTTTTCGAAGGCCGTACAACGCGCTAAAGCACGCTGGTAAATCTTCCACGAACAAGGATGGCACTTTTACATGGAAAACACTGCCTTCCTCTGATCTGCTCATTGACTTAGATTTAAAGGACGAAGCTGATCACCTGATCAATAGCGCAATTGAAGATTTCAGAACTGCTGTCAAGGCGGGATTGGCAAACCTTGAAACATTCGACGAACTGCGCAACTTGCTCCAGGACGTATGGGGGAGTCAAGTAACTATCGTTGATCCACAAAATTACTGAGCAACTCTGTGGATAACAGCAAAAAAAGCCCGGTAATCAGTGCGATACCGGGCTGCTGTTTTTTTGGGCGGTCACTTGGCGTCGATCGAGGCCTTGATCTCATGGAACATCTCGCGGATCTCCGCGAGGATATCCGGCCCGAAGCTGGCCTCAAGCCTGGCCACCAGCTCGGCATTCATGCTCCTGCCTGAAGCAGCGGAAGCGGCCTGCAGGCGTTCGTGGAGATCGGTAGGCAGACGGTATTGGGATCGGACGTAGTCGGTACTCATGCCCGGCGTTTTAACGCGGGCCGATGCTATAGGTATAGTGCCACTTTGGCACTATAATTCCGCGCACAGCGCAAAACCCGCGCCAAATCTACGACTAACGGAATATGCTATATTCCATTTGTCATATTTCATGCCTGACAAAAGGCTGACATAATGCGGGTCCAAAAAAAAACCCCGGATTTCCGGGGTGGAGAGCAGACCTTGCAAGCCTGCGGCCGCTGCACACGGCGCGGGGGGCCTCTTAGACGGGGGGCCGACTTACTCCCGGTCCGGTTTGGTCAGCAGACCAAGTTGGGTACGAGCCAGGGCCGTCACGGCCTGGCTCAGGGAATCAAGGGCGCCGGCCGTGATCACTCGCGGGCCGGCGTTCTTACTTCCAATGATCACGATCACACCATCGACGTTGCTGGACTGGGCGACCAAGGCCTCTGCCTTCTTCAGTGCGTCCAGTGATGCCTGGTGACGATGCTTCGAGATGTTATGGATACGCATGCGGGGTTGATGGCTTCTCACTTTGACCTGCCAAGCTATAACCAAGGTCATAGTTTGACAGGTTTCGCGCCCGCTGATTCATAATATTTTATGCAATTGTGCCACTTTTGACAATTGCATCACCCAGCGAAGAGAAGTCATGCTCCGTGATCATTGAGGCAGGGGCATCTGCAGCCGTCGCACTGCTGTCTGTAGCCCCAGCGCTGATCAGCCCATCCACGTAGCCGCAGGCCTTGTACAACAGGCGGGAATCATTGCGGAGCAAGGCAATCAGCCGGGAAAGGTCTTCATCTGCCTGCGTGGTCACCAAAACTTCACCACCCTCGATACCCGTACGGTCAACCTCGTACGCGGGGCGGTTTTCGGCGGCGCCAACGGGCTCTGAACGCTCGCCCGTAATGATGTAGAGGATGTCCGCGCCCAGCTTCCAGAACAGCAATAAAGCCGTCAGCTTGGGCGGCGTCTCGTTTTTTTCATATGCAATCACCGTCTTGGATGACGTCGCCAACTGCGTGGCCAGCTTGCGCTGGCTTAATTTAAGCCGGTTCCGCTCTTCCGTGAACCGCTGCCCGATGGTGTAAAAAAGTTCATCATTACCCATTGACATATCACCTTTTCTTCACCACAATCCGAGTCACATACACACACGCCCAATCTTAACAGCCATGACTCGCACCACCTACAACCCGAAAGGGGTTTCCGAAAAGCCGATGCCGCTCCGACTGATGTCGGATGAATGCGCCCAGGTCAAGGAAGCCGTGCAGAAGTCCGGAATCCGCCAATCCGTGCTGCTCCGCGCCGCCCACAATGCAGGCATGCCCATCGTGCTGGAACGCATTGCCCGCGGCAAAGATGTCTCCTCGCCTTCGTCCATCCCTCCGGTCGAAGGTGCTTCTGACGGGGAGGCCACCCTCCTCCCCGTCACCTTTTCTTCACCCACAGGTCAAGATTAAGGGAGCACTACCAAATGGTCATGAAGCGCGCAACACACCCTACCGCCACCGCCATCGTGCTCGATCACATCGAAGCCTGGCGCCGTGACAACCGCTGGAGCCGCGAAGCCGTCATCAGCGTCATCGTCGAATATCACGAACAGAACGGCCTGGATGGCATCACCGGCATCCGCTTCGAAAACCACGCAGACCAGTTTGAACGCGCCCGCGTCAATGCCCAGCGCGTCTATCGCTGGCTGGACGAATCCACCGAGCGCAACCCCCTGCAGATCAACCTGATCTGGTCCATTGCCGGGGCCATGCCGGAAGACCGCCGCATCCTCCTGATCAACGACCTGCTGCAGCCGATCCAGCTGCACGTTGATGGCGCCATCGGCCACGATGGCGAAGTCACCCACCACGACATCACCAGCGTGTTCCGCGAGATCGTGCAGCACAACGCAGAAGGCACCGTCGCCGTCTCCAATCTGCTCGATGGGATCGACCCAGGCGATCCGGAAGCCGCAGCCAAGAAGCTGGGCCTCATGGCGGCCACGGTCAAGAAAGCCCGCGCCATGATGGGCCGCATCATTTCTCGCAGAAAAGGGGCCTGACATGCGTTTGACCTGCCCTCATTGCGCCAGCCTCGCCACCATCCGCTCCAGCAAGCCGCTGGGCGATACCGTCCGCGAAGCCAAGGCACAGTGCAACAACGTCGAGTGCGCCCACACGTGGATTGCCCGCATCGTCGCAGAGCGCACCATCGCCCCATCCATGACGCCGAAGAAAGGCGTCTATATCCCCCTATCCCCGCGCTCGCCGGCAGCCAACGCACCGGCCAGCAACCAGATGGAGCTCGGCATGGAACTCCCGATGCCTCGGGCCGCCAGCGGCTAACGCCCTAACCCACCCCTGATACGCCACCTCTGCAACGCGCTGGAAACAGCGTGCAGGGACTTTTTTTGCCCAAAAACCGCCGACCACCATGAAACCACCGATTGACTACCTAGCAGAAGCCCGCCAGATCGGCCGCGCAGCCGGCCTCTTCTTCACCGGCACCGGTACCCGCTACCGGGTGTTCCGCGCAGTAGATGGCCGCCGCATCTTCATCGGCTCCCGCGGCACCCCGGCCGCCCTGTGCTCCTTCATCAAGCGTTGCGCGGTGGCCAAGTGAAACAAGACCTCCTCATCGAAGTCCTGCGCCGCATTGAGCGCGACTTTGAATTCAAGAAAGAGAACGGCGGCTGGCTGCAGGGCGGCAAGTGTCCATCCTGCTCGAAGCGCGAACTCTTCACCCGCGCCGATAACCCGCGTGTCCTCAAGTGTGGCCGCCTCAACCGCTGTGGTGCCGAGATCTACATCAAGGAGGAATATCCGGACCTCTTTGACCGCTGGGGCGATCGCTACCAGCAAACGGCAGAAAACCCTCACGCGGCGGCGGATGCCTACCTGCAGCACGCCCGTGGCTTCGACATCGATCGCCTGCAGGGCCTCTACACGCAGGAGCACTACTTCGACCCGGTGAAGAAGATCGGCTCGGCGACGGTGCGCTTTCCGGTGGCCGGCGGCTACTGGGAACGCATCATCGACGAAGCGCACCGCTTTGGCGCCAAGAAGGCCCACTTCAACAAGGGCCTCCAGTACCAGGGCAAGGTGTGGGAGCCGCCCATGCCCATGCCAGATGACGAAATCTGGTTTGTCGAGGGCATCTTCGACGCGCTCTCCTTGATGTTCGCTGGCATCTGGGCTGCAACCCCGCTCTCCTGCAGCAATTACCCGCACCTCTTCCTGGCTGGACTGCGCGAGCAGCGCGAAGCAGCCGGGAAGGACATGCCCAAGCTGGTCTTTGCCTACGACGACGGCAAGGCAGGCAAGGACTACATGAAGCGCCACGTGGAGCGCGCCACCAAGGAAGGCTGGAAAGCCAGCGCCGCCTATATCCGCAACACCCGGATCAAGCGCGACTGGAACGACCTGCACATTGCCGGCGCGATCAACGAGACCCTGATCGAGGATGCCCGGTACCGGGGCGCACTGCTCCTGGCACGCAGCGCCGCAGACAAAGCCGGCATCATGTTCAAGCGCAAGGCCTGGCAACAGTTCTTCTTCGATTTCGACAACCGCATGTACTGGTTCGAGATCGACTACAAGAAGCTGAACGAGGCCAAGACCGCCATCCGCGAGATGGCGGGCAACGAGTCCAAGACCGACGAAGAAATCCACGACATGGCCATGGAGCAATCCCGCGCCGTGGTCGAGATTGCCAACTGCAACCCGGTGGCCCTGTACTACCAGGCCAACACCCTCACCGATGAATCCTGGTACTACGTGCGGATCGATTTCCCGCACGATGGACGCCCGGTCAAAAACACCTTCACCGGCGCGCAGCTGGCCAGCGCCACAGAATTCCGCAAGCGCCTGCTCGCCATCGCACCCGGCGCGCTCTACACCGGCGCACCGTCGCACCTTGACCTCTGGCTCAAGCAGCAGATGTTCGGCATCAAGACCGTCGAAACAATCGACTACATCGGCTACAGCAAGGACCACAAGGCGTGGATCTTCGACGATGTGGCCATTGCCGGCGGCAAGCTCTACGAGCTGAACGAGGAAGACTATTTCGACATCGGCAAGATCGCCGTCAAGTCGCTCAACCAGTCGGTCAACCTTGCCATCAACGCCGACACCAAGGACTACGACCCGGAGTGGCCCAAGCTGCTCTGGTACTGCTTCAAGGAAAAAGGCATCGTCGCCCTGGCGTACTGGCTGGGCGCGCTGTTTGCAGAACAGATCCGGGGCGCGCAGGAAAGCTACCCCTTCATCGAGCTATCCGGCGAGCCGGGTTCCGGCAAATCCACGCTGATCGAGTTTTTGTGGAAGCTGGTCGGCCGCACCGGTTACGAAGGCTTTGACCCCAACAAGGCCACCGTGGCCGCCCGGGCGCGCAACTTTGCCCAGGTGTCGAACCTGCCCATCGTCCTCATCGAGTCCGACCGCGACAGCGGCGACGACAAAGGCCCCAAGCAGCGCGGCTTCGACTGGGACGAACTCAAGACCGCCTACAACGGCCGCAGCGTGCGCTCAACCGGCGTCAAGAACAGCGGCAACGATACCCGCGAGCCGCCATTCCGCGGCGCCCTGGTCATCAGCCAGAACGCCGCCGTCGCGGCATCCGATGCCTTCATGCAGCGCCTTATGCACTGCTGGTTCACGCTGCAGCCGCACACCGAAGGCAGCCGCGAGGCCTTCCAGCAGCTGGCCCGCTACCCGGTGGAAAAGCTGTCCGGCTTCGTCATCCACGCCACCCGCGCCGAAGACGAGGTGATGACCACCCTGGCCGAACGCACGCCGATCTACGAGCAGCAGCTGGACGACAACCCCAACGTCAAGCACTTCCGGATCATCAAGAACCACGCCCAGCTCATGGCCCTGGTCGATGCCCTGCGCCACATCATCGACCTGCAGGACCACGCCGCAGACGCCGTGAAGGCCGAGATCGTCCGCATGGCAGAAGAACGCCAGCAAGCCATCGCCGCCGATCACCCGCGCGTGCAGGAGTTCTGGGAGCTCTTCGACTACATCGAAACCGACGACGCCGGCGAGGCCGTGCTCAACCATAGCCGCAACGAGCACGAGATCGCCATCAGCCTCCCGCACTTCATCCAGGTGGCCGCGGATCGCAAACAGCAGATTCCGGACATGGCCGACCTCAAGCGCCTGCTCAAGACCAGCAAGACCCGCAAGTTCCTGGACATCAAGCCGGTCAACAGCGCCATCAACGCCCGCTACAACCTGCACAAATCCGCAGGCGCGCCTTCCAAGCCCGCCTCCGTCAAGTGCTGGGTCTTCCAGCGCGAGACCGGCAAACGCCGGCTTGCAGACGATTAACCGCAACACCCACCCACGCATCATCAATCAAGGAGATCGAGATGTGCTTCACCACCCTACCCAAGCAACACGTCAATCAAATGATTGTCGCCGCGCAGCACCTTCAGGAGCTGCTCAAGGCCGGCACCCTGGACGCAGCCTTCACCGGCAACGACCCGGACAAAACCGCCACCGCCGTCGCCGCCTTTGACCGCCTGCAGGAATGCGCCACGCGCCTGGCCAGCGAGCAGAAGAACGTCAGCCCATTCCTGCGCTACCGGCGGGAGATCATGGGGCAGTACGAAACAGCCCAGCGCCTGCGCGCTCTGGTGCTCAACCTCTGGGGAGGTCGCCCGGCAAACCTCTCCCAGCTGTTCATGAATGCCGACGCGCTGCACACCCGCATCGCGCTCGAATGCATCGCCAGCTACACCACCCACGGTGAGAACGACAGCCAGTTCATGAGCCTGGCTACGGAGATTATCGATAACGAACACGAGGAGCGCGCAGCATGAAAACACCGCTCAATCTTCTGGAAAATATGTGGGAAGAAACAGTCCGCATGGAACGCGTGATTTTCATTGCTGGCGCTATCGCCAGCGGAGACGCGCTTTCTGATGATCTGGATGAGTTTTTCGACGATACAGATGTGTCCGACATCGAAAAACTGTTTGGGAAGATCCCAGACTACCTCGACATCGATGGCCGTGGTTACGAACGCTCAGACAGCATTTATGAATGGCTGCGCTCGACCGGGAAGATCGGCTTTCTCGTTCAGTTTGCAACGCCGGTCATGACGCCTTCCGGCCCATCTTCTCGCTCTTATTCGTGGGGCTACTACAGCACCAAATGGGTCTATGCCGACAGTTTCGAAGAGTCGATTGAACTCGGTATGAAGTGGGTCAAGCAGTGCCGCCGGAACGAGGATCGCAAGGCGAAGGCTAAGAAGAAAGGGGCTGCAGCATGAAAAACGCTTACAGCATCACCATCGCTGTTCCGGAAGACCTGACCGGTTTCACCGATACGTATCTGGTCGCGCTCTGGCACCTTTCCCAGATCAACCCGGCGAAGTTTGGTGATCCAGATGCCTGCTGCTTTGCTGAAAAGGTCGGACGGGAAATCATCCGCCGCTTTATCGGGAGTGTTGCCCCTGAACTGTGGGCTATCCAGGGCGCGCATATCGGCTTTGAAGCAAAGCTGACCGAGAAGAAAGGCGGTGAATGATGATCACCATCACCCAACGTCAAGCCGGCCGTATGGTCGTCGATATCACCCGCATCGGTGATCGCCTTGAGTCTGCCAATCGCAGCGAGTGGCTCACCGTGGCGCGCGCTGCCGCGATGATCGAGGCCATCCGTCTGCAACGCACCACCGGCCTGCAGATGGCAGCCAAGATCGGCGAGATCATCCCCGGCCTTGAGCAGATCGCCAACGAGTGCGGCCAACTGGACGCTCACGACGTTCTCACCCTCTACCGCGCCGCCCTCATCCTCCGCGCCATCGCCGTGGGTGAGGCTGACATCGAGTTATCCCGGGAGGCCTGCCATGCGTGAAACCCCCATCGCCGCGGCCTTTAACCAGGCTTTCCCGATCAAACCGGGAACCTCATCGGTGATCGACATGATCAAGGCCTTCTGGCCGGTCGACCGCCTGATGCAGGACATCGACGCCGGCAGCATCTACTTCGCCGGCCCCGTGCCGGTGATGCTGGATGCCGACGGCAGCTATGGCGAAATCGTCCCCTCGCTGCTGGGCTTCTGCTCCTGCCATCAGCGCATGGCCAGCGCCCAGAACATCGATTTCGACAGCAGCCCGCTGATCCGCATCGCCAATCGCATCCAGTACGGCATCCAGATCACTGAGGCAGACCAAAAAGCCGCCCGCCAGACGGTCGACCGCCTGAAATCCCTCTTTCTCGCCACGCCCGTCTGGGTACGAAAACGCGCCTGGCTGGATGAAAGCATCGCCATCCAGTTGGCTGATCTTGGGTTTAGGGAGGCAGCATGAAAGAGCGTCCTATTTTGTTCAGCGCGCCGATGGTGCGCGCCATCCTTGAAGGCCGGAAGACGCAGACGCGGCGGGTTGTGAAGTGTGACTATGAAATCGTCGATCTAGCAACGCTTGAGCGATGGGCCCGTGGGCTTGCAAGTAACGCATGTTTCGGTCGCACAATTACCGAGGAAGACATTGCTCAGAAGGCTGATCAACTCAAAGGACGCCTGCATCCGGTAGTCACCTCCGGCGGGAATATGGTTGGATTGTTCTCACCATACGGCCAGCCCGGCGACCGGCTGTGGGTTCGTGAAACACACATGCTTGGCCTTGATCCTGATATTCAAGTCGGAGCGGTTGCTTACAAGGCAGATGGATACGTTCGCGGCGGACTTGGCGATTTCGAGCTCCAGAAATGGCGCCCGTCCATCCACATGCCCCGCTGGGCCAGCCGCATCCTGCTGGAGATCACCGCCGTCCGCGTCGAACGGCTGCAGGACATCAGCGAGGCCGATGCACTTTCAGAAGGCATCGAATCGCTGACCGGCGACAAGACGATCTATCACTGGGATTTCCCGAAGCCAAGGCCGAAGCATGCTGTCAGCGGATATAAGTCCGCGCAATCTGCATACAAGGAACTTTGGGCAGAGATCAACGGCCGCGAGTCGCTAGATGACAACCCATTTGTCTGGGTAGTTGAGTTCAATTCACTGGAAGGCGGTGCAGCATGACTGAGTTACCAGTGATTACAGAACGCCAAAGCTGGTGCTGTGAAAACGGCTGCGGGGAGTGTCGTCCGGTCCAGATCGACTTCGAGTATTACCGCGAGGAGGATGGGGACGGAAACCTAATTGAGCGCAAGACAGAAAAGATATGGGCCAGTCATTGCTGTGGTGCCGGTCTAATGCTCTGGGACGAAGATAAGCAGGATTTTGTTGCAGTTAAAGGCGGTGCAGCATGATGCCCAGCCTCGTACAACAGATCCGCGCCGCCAGCGACTACGCCATCCGCACCGCCCGGGCGCGCGAAGAAGAAGCGCGGATCAAAACCGAGCGCCGGCAGGCGGCCTGCAGGAAGCAATGGGCCTCCCGCCGTGGTGGTGGTGGCAACCCGGTCGACAAGGTCATGATCGACCGCCTGCCGAAGTCAGAACAGGAAGCCATCACCCAGGCCGAAGTCCGCGCATTAATGGCGGACCAGAAGGTCACCGCTTCAACCATCAGCAGCGTGCTCTACCGCCTCTCCAAAAACGGCCCGATCAACAAGGTCGGCGAGCAAGGCGCGTACCGCTACTTCACCTCACCGGGAGAAACCGCATGACCGCCCTCGCCCTCTTCGCCGCCACGTTCTTTCTGGTGCTCTTCCTCGGGCTGCAGAGCCTCAACGTCAATGGCGGCCACAAGCTGCTGGCGGCGCTGACCAGCCTGGGCATCAGTACGGCCAACATCACCGTCCTCAAAATCATGCCCGGCCCAACCGGCCTCTTCGAAGTCGCCGCCTACTGCCTCGGCGGCCCCGCCGGCATCCTGACCTCGATGTACATCCACCCGTGGATGGTTGCTCGGTTTGGGAGGAAATCATGAGCAGGATCGTCTGCCAATACTCCTGCGGCGCCGCTTCGGCAGTGGCCACGAAGCTGGCCATTGCCAAGTACAGCGGAACGCACGACGTTCAGATCATCAACGCCTTTTTGAAGGAAGAGCACGAGGACAATCGTCGATTCGCTGCTGATTGTGCCCAGTGGTTCGGACAGGAAATCACAACGCTGCGCGATGAAAAATACGGGGCGAGCATCATCCAGGTATTCCGTCGCAAGCAGTACATCAAAGGCCCGATGGGCGCCCCATGTTCTCGCGAATTGAAGCGCAACCTGCTTGATGGCTGGAAGCAGCCGGGCGACATCATGGTTTTCGGCTACACCATCGAAGAGATCGACCGCTTGGAAGACTTCCGAGACAGGAATCCAGATCGCCCAGTCATCGCCCCGCTGATCGATGCAGGCCTTGGAAAAGAAGACTGCAAGGCAATGATCGAACGTACGGGCATCGTTCTCCCTGCGATGTACCTGTTGGGCTACGACAACAACAACTGCATCGGCTGCGTGAAGGGTGGCGAGGGTTATTGGCGGGCTATCCGCGAGGATTTCCCAGAGTACTTCGAGGCGATCTGTCTGTTGCAAGACGAGATCGGCGAGGGGTCGTGGTTCCTGCGCTACCGCTCAGGTCCAAAGGTCGGACAACGCTTCCCGCTGCGTGACCTGCCAGCCGGAGCACCGCGCCGCAACGAGGCTCTGCCGTCCTGCTCGTTCTTCTGCGAGATGGCTGAGATGGAGTACGCAGCATGACCCACTCCACCAACATTCAAGTTGCCGCGCTTTTCGTTCGCGCCGACAGCATCTACAAGACCATGGAAGGCGTCGACGCATGGGATATGGCACGCGACGCCCGGCGGTGGCCCGGCGGTGGCCCGGCGGTGGCCC